CTTGGTTCTCGAGCCACGGTGCCGTGACGTACTCCATCCCATCGGGACCCTTCATTGCTGTGCTCCCTTGAACGCCGGCGTCAGCCGGGGGGAGCTCCATGTGAGCGCCCCGCGCCGGGCCCGTTCGGGCCGAGTGCTGGAGGCTCACCGCCTCGGTTGTCGTGTTCCATACAGTCTGCGGCTTGGGACCGATCGCAACTTGGCTGTCAGCTACTTGCCAGGTCAGAACGGCGCGTCGCCGTCGCGCCCGTCGTCGATGCGGCCCTCGGCGAGCGCACGCTCGACCACGTCCCCCAAGCTGTTGGTCCACGGTTCGGGCTGCTCGGTCACCCACACCTGCCGCGCCTCGTCCGGGGCCACCCGCGCCAGGATGCCGAGCGCCAGGTCCCGGACGATGAGCGCCTCCTCGAGCTCTACGAGGATGAAGGCCAGCGCATCGTGGGCGGCCACCACCCATCTCGCCGCCGCCTCGGTGTAGAAGTAGCCCACCGTTATGCCGTCGGCCACGAGCTCCCACAGGCCCTCGACCTCCCGGCAACTCATCAGCTGTGGCACCGGCGGTGTGAGCAGGCGCCACCAGGCATCGAGTGGAATAGGCACGAGGCGACCGTGCCCGCCGCGGCGGGCACGGCACTCGGCGCGTCAGACGATGGGGATGAGGCGGCAGCGGCAGTTCACGCACTCCGACGCGGGGAGGCGCGGATCGTGCGGGCGGGCCGCGGGGTAGCCGCCGATGCTGAAGTCGACGCCAATGTCTCGCTCCTCGCCGTTCGCCTCGGCGTGGCTATCGCGCGTCCTGACATCGGCGACGGAGTACCACTTCACCCGACGGACCACGCCGCTCTCGACCATCTGCGTGTAGGCGCTGTTGTTCGCCACGCTGTTTGCCTCGGTGCGGGCGATGGTGCGGGCCCGCCACGCCGGGGGCTCATCGGCGCCGGTCGCGGCGAACGCGTCGCGCACGCGGGCGGCGAGCTGCGGCACGCCGTCGCCAGCCTCGTAGCCGGCGCGCAAAGCCCGGCCCACGTCGTCGGCCAGGTTGGCGTTGATGCCCTCGAGCCCCGTCAGGGTGCCGACGCGTTCGGTCAGGGCCGCGGTGAGCCGCCGGCGCGCCGCATTCAGCGAGCTCTCCCAGGCCTCGGTGTCACCGCCTGCTTGACGCACTGCATCACCAAGTGCGTCAAGCACCTGCTCCACCTCTGCCTCGAGCACTGCGGGGAGGTCCGCGGCCAACTCGGCGTCACGCTTGCCCACGTCGAGGAGCTCATCCGCGGCGACGGCTGGAACCTCGTCCCCCTCGGCGCGGTCCAGGCCGAGCCGCCGACGGAGGGCGCCTTGAGCGTTGCGCTCAATCCGGTTGATGTAGTCCTGGAACCACTCGGCGAGGCGGTCCTCGCCGTCCCGCACCGCGCGCTCGTACGCCGTCTCCCACAGCGCCGGGAGGCGGCGGGCCCGCTCGGCGAGCTCAGGCGCCGCCCGGTCGAAAGGGGCGGCATCATCCTCCCGCGTAGGCGCTGGGGTGGCAGGTGTGGGCACGACACCGGGCGCAAGATCGGCGCCGTAGCCGTTCAGGATGGCGCGGGCCTCCTCCGCCGTCAGGACTGTGCCGACGCCCAGGTAGACCTTCTGCACGGCCTCGACGAGCTCGAGGCGCTCGGCGGCGGCTGCCCCGCGGAGTTCGTCGCCCTCGGGGCCCGCCAGCGGCGGCAGGCCCGCCAGCGCGCGAAATTCGTTGGTGGTGATGACACCCGCCTGGAACAGAGCCGCGCCGCGCTGCGCGCCTTTGTCGTAGTCGCCGGCGAGCACCTCGAGGCCCGAGGTGTCCCACGCGACCTCAAACCCCTCGCGCCGCGCCGCCTTGTTGAGCGCCGCGGCGATGAGGTCCAGGCGGGGGAGGAGGAAGCCGCGCGTCCACTGCGCCAACTCCACACGCTGGTTCTCAAAGGTTCGGGCGCCACCGCGGCCCAGCATCGACGGCGGCATCCGCCACACCGCGAGGATGTCATCGGTCGCGCGGTCCGCCACCGCGTCCCACTGGCCGCCCACCACCTGCGGGGACAGTTGTGTCGCGGTCGTGGCCGCGTTGACCACGAGCCACTCACCGCGGCGAGCGCGCAGCGCCGCGTTGAGCCGGCGCTCCACGGCGTCGAGGCTCTCTTGGTCGACCCCCTCGTCGTCGATGGCCAGCACGCCGCCGACGGCGCCGGCGTTCTCGAGCACGGTGCGGGTGTAGACGCGGGCGCGGTGGAGGACGTCGATGGGCAACCCCGCGCGCTGGACGAGGCTATCGGCCCGCCACGGGTTGAGCGGGTGGGGCTCAAAGATGCGCACGACCCGCCCGGGTCCGCCGCGCTCCAGGCCGTTCTCGTCGAAGCGGGCGATGAGGCGGCCCCCGTCGTCCTCGAGCCGGTAGCCCGCGACCGTCGCCGGGGCGCCGAGCTCGTCTACGACATCGCCAGCGGTCAGCACGACCATCCGCCCGCCGACGATGGGGGTGACCGCGTTCGCGGTGATGTAGAGGTAGCACTCTCCGGCGTAGTCCAGGCCGTAGCTCACCCACATCCGCAGCTCGGTGGCGCTCACGGACGCCGACGCGACGGTGTTGAACGCGCGGAGGATGGGGTGATCCTCGACGGGGGTGCCGGTGCCGGTGCGCGCGCCCGTCAGCCGGATCGTCGGGTCCGCGAGGTGTGCGGCGGCGACCCGGGCGACGGAGGCGACGAGCGGCTCCCGGTCGTGGCCTGCGGCGATGGTGCCGGCGCGGTCGACGGGCTGGCGGTACTCGGCGGTGCCGCCGAACACGCCGGAGGGTGAGGCGACGACGGCGACGTTAGCGCGCTCCTCCACGGGAGGCGCGGGGGTGCGGCGAAAGAGAGGCATCGGGCCCGACCGTTGGCGCCCTGGGGCCTCACCCGCCAGCGACGAGGAGGCGGCGGGGCCGGCGGGGCCCGGACATGTAGAGCGCGTACCGCAGCGCGTCGAGCGCGTGGTCGTCCTTCTTGACCGGGCGCTCGGGGACGAGCGGGGATCCATCGCGTGCGGTCTGCCAGCGGTAGCCGCGCATCTCCCGCCAGAGCATCGGGCACGCGGCGTCGTCCACCAGGAGCGTCCCGCGGTGGAGGTGGGCCTGGAGCTCGCGGATCCCGTCCGCCACGCTGTCGGCCCCCTTGTCGGCGAGGACGATGGGCAGGCCGCGCTCGCGTCGCTGCGTGTTAGTCGTCTGCGGGAAGTTCCGGTCGGAGTAGATGCGGGCCGGCCTCCACCGCTCGAGCAGGGGCCGGATGCGGTCCCACCACTCCGCCTCCGTCGCCGCCGGCGCGTGGGCCTCGGCGACGGCGCACCACCGCTCGCCGACGCGGGCGAGGATGACGAGCGCGCTGGGGTTCTCCGCCCCGAGGTCCTGGCCAGCGATGACCTCATCCGCGCCTTCCGGCCCGTCCGGCCACGCGAGGCCGTCGACGGCGGCGCGCAGGTGACGCGCCGGGGTGAGCTCACGGAACACCGCGCCGCGGAAGCTGATGAACGAGCCGCGGAGTTCCTGCTCGCCGAGGTCCGTCCCGTCGTACACCGCGCGCAGCGCCTCGACCACGACGGCGTCCAGGTGGGGGTTGTCGAAGGTGCTCGGCGGGCGCTCGGGCGGTAGGGGGCTGCCGCCGATGAACACGACCCCGGGCACGGGCGCGGCGTCGATGAAGTCGTCCCAGAGCCAGTTCTGCCCGTTCGGCGTCGTGGCGGCCACGATCCGCGCGGGCGCCCCGTCGGGGAGCGAGAGCCGGGTCGCGAAGCGCAAGTTGCTGTACGCCTCCCGGTCCCAGAACGCGAGCTCGTCGGCGATGGCACCGTGGTAGTTGCCGCCCCGCAGGCTGTCCGGGCGCTCGGCGCTCCCGAGTCGGATGACGCTGCCGTTGGCGAAATGAATGGCCGCGTCGCCGGGGGTGCGGGTGTAGGCGGTCGCCCACTCGCCGCCGCGTAGCTGGTTCGTCAGACCGTGCGTCTCGAGGTAGGCCCGGATACCCGACGGCCCCTCGGCCAGGATGTCCCGCGCCTCGGACCAGGTGCGGCCCACGGCGCGCCAGCTGGTGCCGGGATAGGCGAGGGCGCGCGGCGTGAGCCAGCTCGTCAAGCGCCAGGTCTTGCCGAGACCGCGGCCGCCGGTGAGAAGCCACAGCGTCCAGGCGCCTGCGGGGACGACCTGGTGGGAGAGGATGGGAACGCGGACGGAGTTGTCAAGGCTTGCCATCGGCTGGCCTCAGCTCGTGCTCCACGACCACGGCGTCGATGACCTCGGCCTCTACTACCTCGGCGATGGTCACCTGCGCGACGGCAACGACACCCGAGTGCTCGACACGTTGAACTTCAACGCCTTCGAGCTTGGCGATGTCCATCAGAGCCTGGCGCTCGAGCGCCAAGTAGCGCGCCGCTGCGGCGTCGTCCTCTCGGTCCAGGGCGTGGGTGGCGTTGCGCCGAGCGTCCTCTGCGATGCGGGTAAGCCGGACGACGGCCTCGGCGCGGTGGCGCTCGGTGCGTCCCACGCGCTCGCGGGCGATGGCGTCCAGGTGCTTGTGCCAGTGGCGCAGCACCGTCTTGCGGTCGCAGCCGATGGCGGCGGCAACCCCGTTGACGCTATGCCCACTGAGGCGGAGCTCGATGAGCTCGTCCACCTGCTCGGGCGCCAGCCGGCGCGCGCTCAGGCGCCGATGCTCAGACGTGACAGGGGCAGGCAGGCGGTCCACGTCCCGGACCGTTGGCGTCCGGACACGACGAAGCCCCCGCCACACGGGCGGGGGCAGGTCGGAAGTGCTTTCGGAGGCGTCAGCGTGAGGCGGCGACTACGCGCTGGAAGTCCTCAAGCGGGGCGACCCACCCGGCATCGGCGTCGACCAGCACTAGCTCGCCGCCGGGCTGGCCAGCGAGGATATTCCAGGTGTCACCAACCGGGCCTCGGTACGGGATGCCGATCGCATACAACGCGATTCTCAACGACGCGGCGCGCGCCGTGGCCGCGGTGTGGGCACCGTACACGGCGTCTGCGAGCCGCTCGAGGCTGGGCAAGACGTCATCATTGGGCGTGCGTGCAGTGGCGGCCCAGGCGTCCTCGAGGCGATCGAGTTCTCGCACGGCCTCGGCGTAGATCCTGGCCAGCCGGTGAAGCTCGGTGGCGGTGGTGGTGTCAGTGGTGGTGTCCATCGGGGGTCTCCTTGTGCCGGGGGCCGTTCCTCCGGTCACACTTAGGACTGTGCGCCGCCGTTCGCCGCAGGCAAGTATCTGGCGGAGGTTTTCCAGCCCCCTTGTTGCCCCGCGGCGGCGGGGCCGGTTCACGGTTCGGCGATGGCGTCCATCCCCAGCTATTCCGGGGGATCGGCGCCGCCCAGGGTTGCCGGCACCGGGGCGCGGTCCATGAGCGGGGCTTCATCCTCCGCGGCAACCACGATCCACAGCAGCATCCGCACTACTCCGCGGATCTCCTCCGGCTTCATGGCCATAGCTCCCGGTCCTCAATCGCCACGAGGACGGCCCCGTGGGATGCGGCGGTGGCGTGCGCGGCGCGGATGGCTTGCCGGCGTGTGAGGGTGAATCCCTGGGCGATGAAGTTCCCGCGGGGCGGGACCATGCGCACGATCCATCCCCACTGAGCGAAACCCAGCCGGCGAACGCGGGCGGTGAATGGTGGCGGGGTGCTCACAGCTGCACACCTCCCCGGCGGTAGTGGCTCCGATCGATGCGCTCGAGCAGCTCGGCGCCTGTGTGGTGGGCGCCCCAGGGTGTGGCGCTGGTGCCCGCGGCGACCGCCGCCCGCGCGCCGGCGGCGGCCCACGGTAGGAGGTCCTCCACGCGGCGCTCCTGCCGTGTGACCGCACCCACGAGAGCAGTCACGAGCTCGCGCTCGGTCGCAAGCTGGCGCTCAAGGCGGGCACACCGGGCGGCGAGGGCGTCCCGCTCGCCCTCAAGCTCGGCCGCCTCGTCGCCGAGGCGGTCGGCCTCCTCTGCGGCGTGCTGCACGAGCGCGACGTTGTGGGCGAGGGCGGTCTCGACCTCCGGGAGGGGTACGGCGTGAACGCTCACGATTCCACCTCCTCATCCAGGTCCACGAGCTCGGTGTCCTCGGCCTCGATGCCGGCCAGCAGCTCATCCAGCTCGTCGGTGGGTACGTACGCCGAGGCGTCGGGAAAGATGCTGTTCCAGAGCTCCAGCGCACGCGCCTTGTCACCGCCGCAAGCGTCGAGCACCTGGCGCTTGGCATCGGGCACGGGCACCAGCTCCTTGGCCTCGGCAGCGATGGCCTCGGCAGCGAGCGGATCGGGCAGCTCCGACGGGCCCAACGGCTCCGGCTCGGTGCCATCGCCAGCGAAGCTGGTCACTTCCTCGTGGGTGTAGCTCAGCCCGGCGATTGCATCGGCGGCACCGGCACGGCCCAGCATCGAAGTGCAGCGAGCCAGGTACATGGCCTTCGGGTAGGACTTCCATTGCCCCTTGCCGAGCAGCCCGGCACGCTTGGCATCCTCCTCGAGGAAGGACACCTCCATGACGGCGTTGGTGTCGGCGCGGGTCAAGCGCATCTCACAGCCGCGATCGTCCAGCCGAGGCACCTCGAGCTTGTGGCCGGCGCGTGCGATGAGAGCACGCATCAGCTCAGGCGATGCGTCCGGGTTGCCCTGGATCACATTGATGCCGTACACGGACTGGAGCGGGCCGATGCCGGCCTCTGCTCCCCAGAGGATGATCATTGCCGCGTCGATGGGCTTCCCGCGCAGGTGCTGCGGGCACACGCTGGACCGCACGAGCGCCTCAGCGAAGCGGAGTGCGGCGTCGAGATCGCCGGGTTGTATGGCTAGGTGTGTGCTCATTGTGTACCTCCGTGTTGGTACAGCCGGGCGGTCCGGCTCCTATTCGATGGTGCGCCGGTGTTTGCGAGGCGCAACCCCTAACGCGCCCACTCACAGCCAGGTATCAGGTGGTGCCAGCCGCCCGCAGCACGAAACCGAGCAGGTGCTCCGGGCTCACCCCTGCCGGGTCGTCGAGAACATCGAGCAGCAGGAGCAGCGCGCCCTCCTCGGCCTGCGTCCAGGGCCGGCCCAGCTCGATGGCGAGCGACGCCGCGACGATGGTCTCAAGGCGCGCGGTGGTCGGGCAGCGCGCGCCGTGGAGGAGGCAAGGGTCTGGGCCCGCTGGTGCCACGATGCGCCCACACCACGCACACCTGGCACACCACTGCCGCCGTGCCTGGATCGCCGCTGGCCGGGGTATGGCGAGGGTTTCAAGCTCAATTGCGATGAGGTGTGCGTGCTCGACGCAGCAGGCTGCGAAGCCGGCGCCGCCGGCGCCCTCGATCATCCAAGGCGTCACGGGCCCACCTCCCGAAGCTCGATGACGAGCGCGGCGCCGTCGCCGTAGACCGGCGCGAGGAACACGATCCGGGGGAACCGCCCGGGCCCGTCGTCGGGGGTGCCGTGCGGCGTCAGCCACCCGGCCCCATCGCAGACGCCGTCGACAGCCGCCTTCACCGCCGGGACGCAGGCGGCGGTGTCCTGCTGGCCGCGGCGGTCGGGGAGGTGCGGTCTTGCCACCACCTCGACGGGACCGGCGTCGGCGGGCAGGTCCGCGGCCTTGGCGAGCTCGGCGAAGGCGGTCCGCCACCGGCGCGTCCGCGCGGCGTTCGCGGTCCAGTGCCGTGCGCTCCGCAGGGCGTTGTAGGTCCACGGTCGTTCTTCGTGCCGTAGGACCCATGTCCGTGCCATAGCCCGGACCGTTGGCGGGTGCCGTGGGGCGGTGTTCGGGCTCGTGTGGGTAGCCACTTAGCTACGCACATAGCTAAGCAATGCGTTGCTATGTGCGTTTGCTACATGCAAGGAGAGGAGAGGAAGGAGAGGAAGTAGACAGCTACACGAGCACGATGGCGTGCGTTTGTTGAGCCTTCCGAGGAGCCGTGGCGCTCACGGCCTACCAGGGCACTGCACGATAGGTCCGCAGACGCACGCGGGGGAGTGCGGTGGGTCGTTGGGGCCGGGCGGTGGTTGCGTCCGTGAATAGTGCGAACGTGTGGTGCGGGGAGTTCCGTGGTCGTTGGCAAGCCTTGACACGGACCTGCACGCCCGTTGTGACAAGCCTTGACACGAACCGCCCCGCCCCGCTGGGGCATCATCCCAGGGCCGGCACCCGCCAACGGTGCGCGGTATGGCCGCGCCCATCACCCCACGGTTCATTTTGGGCAACGCCCTTGCCCTGCCCCTGCCCGACGCCTCGGTCGACCTGGTGGTGACCAGCCCGCCGTACTTCGGCCTGCGTGACTACAACGCCGGCGAGCACGAGGTCGGTTCCGAGGCCACACCCGCCGAGTTCCTCGACGCGCTGGTCGCCGCCACCCGTGAAATGGTCCGGGTGCTCCGCCCGTCCGGGTCTATCTGGGTGAACCTCGGCGACAAGTACTCCCAGCGCACCCAGACCCGCCGGTCGTCGCACCAGCCCGGTATGCACGAGGGCAAGTTCGAGGAGTTCGAGGAAACCTGGGCCCAGCGTGCCGCGGCGGGTGCCGTGCGAATGCCGCACCAAAACGTCCCGGCTCCCGGCGTGACGCACATCCCAGAGAAGTCGTTGATGGGCCTGCCGTGGCGCTACGCCATCCGGTGCGTCGATGAGCTGGGCCTGGTGCTGCGTGAGGAAGTCATCTGGGCCAAGCCCAACGGCCTGCCCGAGAGCGTGAAGGACCGGTGCGCCCGCAAGCACGAGCAGTGGTTCCACTTCACCGTGTCGCCCCGCTACTTCGCTGCGATGGACCCGATCCGGGAGCCGCACCAAGGCCGAGACCCCGGCGGCGGTGGCAAGACCGCCGCGGCCAGAGATGTCGCGCCGGGCGGCAAGGACACCAACCTTGGCAACGCCTCGCCCAACCCCCTCGGCAAGCTGCCCGGCTCAGTGTGGACTGTGGCGACCGAGCCGCTGCCGGCGAAGGCCATCCGTGAGGCCGGGCACACCGCCCACTTCGCCGCGTTCCCGTCTGAATGGCCGCGGCGCATCGTGCTGGGCTGGGCGCCAACGCACGGCATCTGCACCGTGTGCGGCGAAGGGCTGCGGCCTGTGGCTGGTAGCTGGTGCGCCTGCAACGAGCCCATTGCCTCACCTACTGGAAGCCGCACCGCCGAGGATCCCTCAAAGCGAACCGGGCGTGCCGGCTTCAACAGGCCGCGCGGCGAAGGCGAAGGCGTTCGGGTGGTCACCCGCTGGGAGCAGCGCCACGAGGCCGAGCAGCTGCGCACCAGCCAGCACCGCGCCGCGATGGAGGCCGAGGCCGGGCCTGCGTTCGGTCACTACATCCGCACCGACCGCTCTGGGGCGCGTCCGATCCCCGAGGCGCTGCGCACCCAGTGGCAGGAGCGCGGCTGGCTCACCCCGGCGCCGCCGTTCGTGCAGCCGGCGACGCGCCGTGCCGTTGTGCTCGATCCCTTCTCAGGCACCGGAACCACCGCCATCGTCGCCTCGGCGCTCGGGTGCCAGGGCATCGGTGTGGAACTGAACCCCGAGTACATCCGGCTGGCCCAGTGGCGGCACGAGGACGGCCGCTTGGCCCGCAAGGTGAGGGAGCGGACTGCGCAGGGTCACTCGCCCCAGTCGCGCATCCCGTAGCAGGCTCGCAGCAGCTCCGCCGGTGACGTCTCGTCGTCGGCCTGGCCCTCCCGCCCAAGTTCGACGCCGACCGCCGCGCGGACGACCCGCCGCACGGCGCCGGAGCAGATGACGCGACCGTCGCCGTCGCGCACCAGCCGGTGCGTCACCCACGCCACGGCGTCGGCGGTCCAGGTGAGCGGCGCGGCGAGCACGCGGCCCACCCGGGTCCGCGGCTGGACCCGCCCGAGGATGGCCGTCGCGAACCGGGCGATCGCGGACCAGTCGTAGCCGAGGCCGGCGCGTGTGAGCGCGAGCGCCTCGGCAGCGATGGCGGCGCGCACCTCGGGACCGCCGGGACGCACCACATACGCGACCGGCGCGGGCTTGCGGCACACGACGAACCCGTCGGCGTTCGCCTCGGCGACGAGCCAGTGCCCGTCGGGGAGCGCGAGCAGGATGACCGCGGCGTGGTTCACCGCGTCGCCGGTGCCGAGGCGGATCAGGCCCGACTGCCACCCCGTGCCGCGCTCAAACGCGAGGTCGCCCACGCCCGGTAGCTCGTCAGGGCGAAGCGGTCGCGGTTCCCAAGCGTGCGGTGTCATAGGCCCGACCGTTGGCGGCTGGCACCACCTGATAGCCGGCTGTGAGTAGGTGCGTTAGGGGTTGCGCCTCGCAAACACCGGCGCACCTTCTCACTTGCCGGCGGAGAACCTCCCCGCCGGCAAGTGAGCGAGGAGGCCCACGGTGAGCACTCAGACCCAGACCCCACGGCGGCGCGCGGAGAGCTTGTATGCGCTGCTCAGCCACATGCCACCGGATGCGGTGGCCACGATGACGAACCAAGACATCGCCGATGCGCTCGGTACGAGCCCGCGGCACGCGTCGCGGATGCTGGCGCAGCTCGTCGAGGCGGGCCTCATCCGCCTGACCTACGGCCCGCCGAACAGGTGGGGCATCGGCTCCGCGCCGTCGGGCCGCACCATCGAGGTCGTGGAGGTGCCTCGATGAGCGCCGCCGACCCCCTCACGTTCGTCCAGCTCCCGGTCGCCCTGCTGCTCGATGACCGCGCGGCGGGGCTCTCCGATGCGGCCTGGCGCCTCTACACCCGCGGCCTGCTGAAGGCCGCCGCCCACAGCGCCCACGAGGGCGTCCTCTGGACCGACAGCGACCGGGCCGTCGACCGGTGGGCCGCCCTCGACGGCGGACCCGCCGCCGTGGGACCGGCCACCGCCGAGCTCATCGCCGCGGGGCTGTGGGCCGAGGGCCCCAGGGCCGGGCGCACCGTCGTCGTTGGGTTCGCCGAGCGCCACGACCGCGCGGTCTCGGCTCGCCGGCGGGGGAGCAAAGGGGCGCACCAGCGCCACCACGCCGCGCGGGGCATCACCTCGCCGTCGTGCGAGTGGTGCCAGGGCGACGACGCGCCTGCGGCACCCGTGCCCGCGGATCCCGAGCCCGCCGCGCCGGACGGCCTGGCCGAGCTCCGAGCCGCACTTGACGCCGCGACTGTCGAGACCGCCACGCCCGAGGCGTACGCCGAGATCGCCGCAGTCCTGCCCGAGATCGCCGCCGGACTGGCCGACGCCGGGCTCAGCGAGGACCGGGCGCGTCAGGAGCTCCTGCTCCACGCCTGCCGGGCCTGGGGCATCGAGGTGGAGGGCCGGTCCATCGGGCGGGTGACGAGCCTCGGCAAGCGCCACGGCACGGCGCCTGTGCTCCGTGCGCTGGCCCACGCCGCCGCAGCCGCAAACGGTGATCCCATCGCCTACGCGACCGCGATCCTGAAGCGTGAGGGGGAGGGCCGATGAACGCCAACGACGCCCTCTACCACCTCGAGCCGCCCGTCGAGGAAGAGTACATCGGCGAGTGGGACCCCGACCAGGCGTCCGACCCCGCGCCAGCTGGCCCGCGCCAGCCGCACGTCGCCCAGCCGGGCGAGGTGCCCGGGTTCCAGGGCTGCCGGGCCTCGACGCTCGCCGGGCTCGTGGAGCCGATGGCCGAGCGCCTCGAGATCGCCGCCCGCTACCCGGGCGCCGGTATCGAGACCACGGGTCTCGGACCGCTCGACGAGGTGGTGCGCGTCACGCCGGGCGATGTGGTCGTTATCGGCGGGCGGGAGGGCGCGGGGAAGTCCGCGCTCGCCCTCCAGGTCGCGCGCTGGATGGCTGGCCGCGGGCCCGTGCTCTATGTGCTGACGGAAATGACGCTCGAGAGCGTCGCCGAGCGTCTCGTCGCGCAGGCCGCGCACATCGACCTCTGGAAACTCCAGCGGTCGCCGACCGTCGAGCAGCGCCGCCAGGCGCGGGAGGCGATGGTGTGGCTCGCCGAGCACGCGGACCTCACGATCGTCGAGCCGACGGGCGAGCCGTGGACCGTCCTCCGGAAGCGGATCAACGCCTGGGCCGCGGCCCACCGCGCCGAGGGTAGGCACCCGCGCGCGGTGTTCATCGACAACTTGTGGGGCCTCTCGCACGGCTCCCGCGTCGACGGCGACAGCGCCCAGGTGTCGCGGAGGCTCGGCGGCATCGTGTCGGAACTGACGCACCTCGCCAAGCCCGGCGAGGTGGATGCGCCGGTGTTCCTCGTCCACCACCTGAACCGGGGCGCCGCCCCCGGCGCCCCCGGCGGGCGTCCCGAAACCGCCAATCTCGGCGGGTCCGACCACATCGGCTACTGGGCCTCGTCGGTCTGGCTCCTCGCCAAGAACCGGGACGCGACCGAGGCCACCCACACCCTCACGGTGAGCAAGAACCGGACAGGCCGCAACGACGTGGACATCCCCGTCGAGTTCCACGGTTCGCAGATGCGCTTTGTCGCCGCCGGGCCGGGCGAGGTCACACCACGCCCGTTCGAGGTCCCCGAGGCACCCGACGCCGCCGCGGAAAACGCAGTCCGGACCCTTCGTTCGAAATTCGCACAAGCACAGGAGAGGAGCAGTGAGTGATTATCGACCCCGCCGAACCGCCGGCTACCGGGAGAGCGGAGACGATGCCGCCCTCTGGGCTGCCTACTGGGCAGCTCCCGACCCCGACCGCCCCAAGGCCGCCGCCGCCATCGTCGCCCACCACGCCGCAGGATTGCGGGCCGTGGCGCGGGATATCTCCTTCCGTGGCTTCACCACCGAGGATCGGGAGGACCTGGCGCAGGAGGTGGCCGCCGTCGCGCTCGAGCGTGTGGTGTCCTGGGATCCCGCGGGCGGCGCTTCATTCCTGACGTGGGTCCGCCGCGGCTGTCAGGAGCTCCCGTGGATGGTCCAGGGCGAACGGTGCGCCATCCGAGTGGGCCGCCAGACGGCCCGCCTCCGCTCGCTCGTGCGCGGCGAGGGCGACCGCCGCGGTCGCGCGCTCACACCGGAGGAGGCACAGAGCTACCTCGCCACCCGCGGCAAGCGCGTCGGGCTCGCGCAGGCATCCCGCCTCGTCGCGCACCGCGAGCCGGCGCAGCTGGACGCGCCGGGCGAGGACGGCGGACGCCGCATCGACCCCGCGGACCCCGCGGTCGACGTCGAGCGCGAGGCGCTGCCGACGCGGGCCGTCGAGCTCCTCGACGCCGCGGGCCTGACGCCCGTCCAGCGGCGGGTCGTCGAGCTCCGCATCCTCGCCGACCCCCCGCTGACCGTCGCCGAGGTCGCCGAGGTCATCGGCGTTGAGGAGCTGGCCGAGCTGCTGCCACTGGGCGGTCCCCACGAGCCCAGCGCACTCCGCCGGGCGTGCGAGCGTGTGGCCGAGGCCGAGGCCGGGGCGCTGGCCCGCCTCCGGGAGGCGGCGGAGCGCCTGCGATGACCGGGCGTATGGCCTGGTGGGCGCACGACCTGGCGCGGGGGATGGTGAGGGACGGCTTGGAGCCACCGCTCGCCATCTCCGCAGCTGCGTTCGCCACCGGCGTCGAGGAGTCCGAGATCCTCGCCGTAGAGGCCGAGGTCCGGCGGCAGGGCCCGCCCGGGTCGGCGTCTTCCATCGAGCTCACGCGCCAGGTCGTCCTGCTCGCTCAGGCGATGGGCCTGCCCGTGAGGTGGCGGAACCAGGGGCACGGCTACAGCGTCGGGCACTGACGAGCGCCAACGGTGCCGCGGGTGATTACGGACCACGGCGAGCCCCCATCCGAGCTCTCGTTCTCGTCTGGCCGTGTCCTGGTGGGCGAATGCCTCGAGCGCCTGAAGAGGCTGCCGGACGCCAGCGCCGACGCCATCGTCACCGACCCGCCCTACGAGCTGGGGTTCATGGGCAAGAAGTGGGACGCCTCGGGCATCGCCTACAACACCGAGCTGTGGAAGCACTGCCTTCGGGTGCTGAAGCCCGGCGGCCACCTCCTGGCGTTCGGCGGGTCCCGCACCTACCACCGGATGGCGTGTGCGATCGAGGACGCCGGGTTCGAGGTGCGGGACTCGATTCACTGGGTGTACGGCAGCGGGTTCCCGAAGTCGCTCGACGTGAGCAAGGCGATCGACAAGGCGGCGGGCGCGGAGCGGGAAGTCGTCGGCACGGACGGCAGGAGCGCCAACGAATCATGGCTCGGGACCGCCAAGCGTGGTGAAACCGGATTTGGAATCGGGGAATGGAACCTCACCGCCCCGGCGACGCCCGAGGCGGCCACCTGGGAGGGGTGGGGCACGGCGCTCAAGCCCGCACACGAACCGATCGTCGTCGCCCGCAAGCCGCTGGCCGGCACGGTCGCCGCGACGGTGCTGGCCCACGGCACCGGCGCCCTGAACATCGACGGGTGCCGGGTGGGCAACGAGGTGCGCCACAACCCGGCATGTCGCACCCCCGACGGCACGCCTTCCCTCGGTGGCGGCCCAACCGCCACCGAGGGAACCACCGCAACCGGCCGCTGGCCCGCCAACTTCTTGCTCACTCACGCCGCCGGATGCCGCCAGGTTGGCACGACCACCGACGCGTTCAGCGTCGTCAGCGGCCTCCGTGACTACCCCCAGAACAGCAACTTCGGGGCCCGCGCCCAGGTCGAGCAGACCGCCCAGGAAGTGACGGTGCCCGTGTGGTCCTGCGCCCCCGGGTGCCCCGTGGCCGAGCTCGACGCGCAGAGCGAGGGCGCCTCGCGGTTCTTCACCGTCACCGAGTGGGACCCCATCGCTGACGCGCCGCCGTTCCGCTACCAGGCCAAGCCGTCCAAGAAGGAGCGCAACTCCGGGCTGGACGGGTTGCCGCTGCGGGCGGTTCCGGTCGGCACGCCCACCAACGACGGATCCGGACAAGTGGTTACGGCCAACGTCCACCCCACGGTCAAGCCCGTGGCCCTGATGCGGTGGCTCGTCCGCCTCGTCACGCCACCCGGCGGCACGGTGTTGGACCCGTTCCTCGGCTCGGGCACCACCGCGGTCGCCGCCGTGCTGGAGGGGTTCTCGTGGGTCGGGTGCGAGATGACCGCGGAGTACCTGCCGATCATCCGCGGCCGCGTCGAGTGGGCTGAGGACCAGCTGGCAACGCCGGAGCAGCTGACGCTGGGCGGTCCCTGACCGCCAACAGTCGGGGGTATGACACGGACACGGCCCCGCGGCTTCGCCCTCCTCGAGCTGGCTATCGCCCTCATCATCGTCATCCTGCTCGCCGTGCTGACGGCCTCGACGCTCACTCCAGCTCTGATGGCGGCGCAGCAGACGGCGACCCGGGCGTCCTGCCCGCCGGCCCTGCCGTACTCGCCAGGCCCGTAGTTCCTTACGAGTTCCATACGGGGGTCGGTTGTCGACGCTCCGCGGTCGGCGGCGAGGCTCAGGAGAAGGCGTTTAGCCCAGTAATGGCCTGGCCGAGGATGAGCGTGTGGATCTCGTTCATCCCGCCGTATCCCCCATTTCTCCACGGATTTAGCGGACTTTGTTCCTTACGAGTTCCATACGGCCCTCAGATATCACGCTCCGTGGTCAACTGCGGCCCAAAAAATGGCCCGAGGTCGGTTGGCGTCAGCGTACCGGCGGGGACCGTCGTGGCTATGGAAAGCAACACCGCCTCCATCACCGCCCAGGCCGACGAGGCCTGGTCCCAGCACCAGGTTGCTAAGTACTTGGGACTGACCGTCCGCCGAGTCCGAGACCTCGTGGGCACCGACGGGTTCCCGGCCCCCCGGGTGCTCGGTCCCCGCACCCTCCGGTGGAGCGCCAACGCCGTCCGGGCGTGGCTCGCCGAGGGCGACACCGTGGTCAAGGCGGCCCGGCCCGCCCGGGCGGTGGTACACCGGGTGTGATGGGAGAACTGAGAGACCGGACCCCGGACCCCGTGCGGGTACACCGCTCGGGGTCCGGCTGGCTCGTGCGCTACTGGGCCGCGGGCACGCCCGGCCTGGGTGAGCGGCGCAGCGAGCGCCTCCCGACCAAGCGAGCCGCCGAGGACCGGGCCGCCGAGGTGCGCCGGGCGCTCGAGGGCGCCAGCGGCGTTGTGCCGCCCGCCGGCTACACCGTGGGCGAACTGGCCCGGGACTGGGTGGAGGGCGCTGGGCCAGCGTGGCCCGCCGGCACCCGCAAGGCGTACCGCCGGGACCTCAACTGCTACATCCTCCCCGCCATCGGCACCTGGCGGACCGACGCCCTGGGCACGCGGGCACTGGCAGCCGTCGTCGACCGGATCGTTGCCGCTGGCCTCTCGGCCTCGACGCTCGACGGCGCCGTGCGCACGCTGACGGCGCTCGGGAAGTGGGGCGCCCTCCGCCAGCTCCTCCCAAGTCAGCCGTGGGGCGGGCAGGAGCACCGGCAGGCAGTGGTAGCCACCGCGCGCCGTGCGCTCCGGGACGGCGGGGCCCGTGACCTCCGCCTTGACCAGGTGCCAACGTGGGTAGATGTGCTCGCCCTCGCCGATGCGCTCGAGGAGCAGTGGCCGGGACGGGGATCCGTGTTCGTTCGCCTTCTGGCCGTCACCGGCCTCCGGATCGGCGAGGCGCTAGGTCTGCGGGCCGACGACATCGACGCCGAAAAGGGCACGATCCGGGTGGAGCGCCAAGCCGACCGGTTGGCACCGTGGCCAGCGATGAGTGACGTCAAGAGCCGCCGCCGCGGCCAGCCGGCACCCCGCACCGCCTGGGCATGGGCATGGGCCAAGCCGGTCCTAGCCGAGGCGGTCGGCGAGCGGACCGGTGACGCCTGGCTGTTCCCACCAGACGTTGAGCCGTATCGAGGCGGTGGCATCTGGTGGACGAACCGCGTTACGGAGCGCCTTGCCGGCGCGCGGGAGTCCGTGGGATGGGTGTGGACGACGCATTACCTCCGGCACCACTTCGCGTCCGTCAGCTTGGCGCCTTCACCTGTGGGTCAAGGACTCGACGTGGAGGTGGTAGCCGAGCTCCTCGGCCACGCTTCCTCGACCACGACCAGCGCCATCTATCGCCACGGCGTCGAGACGGTGGCCGATGCGATGGCCCGCACGACGAAGGGCCCGGGGCGGCGCAGAAAATCCCGCTGAAATGCTTGCGCCAGGGGCCGCCCGGCGCACTGTCCTGTATATGGAAGTCGGGGGACTTCCGGGATGGCCACCCCTACCGGGGTGGTCGTTCCGCGTTCAGGGCCGCGACGGCGCCGGCGGCGAGGACCGCGGGGTCGGCGTCGAGTAGGCGGCCAGCTAGCACCCCCCTCGCGTGTGGCGTGAGACCAGCACCCGCCTGGGCCCACACGGTGAGCCGTAGATCACCACCGCGGCGCCCGAGATGCCACGCCAGCTCCTCGCGGATCCGGTAGCTCGGCGGGATGAGATCGCCGGCGTCTAGCAACATCACCACGTCCCGAGATGAGTGCCGCTGTAGTGCAAGACCACCTCCGCGCTGCCGCATCCGGCTCAGTGCCCCGCGCGCCTCTATGCGCCCCACGCCCTCGTCCGTTACCGCCACCTGCAGCGCGTAGTAATCGCGCCCGGGCAGGAGGTCGACGCGACCGGCTGCCAGACGGAGGATCTCATCAGAGGACGGCGCCCCCTTCGCGGGGCGCGAGTAGTCCACGGAGGGATCGGTGAGCGCCGCAAGGAGGTTCCGCGTCGAGCAGAGATCAGAGCGCCGCCACGACTCGGCGCTCCTCATCGCCTTGACGTTCACCGCCATGACCGCGGGCCGTCCCGAAACCGTCCACGCCCACACCTGGTCGGCCATCCCGCCGCCGCGGTGTGCCGTGATGGCAAGGCCCGCCGCCGCCGGTACCGCCGCCTGACCCGCGGCGAGGATCCCGTCCGTGATTCGGCCGTCGGTGTCCTCCTCGAGCACGTCCGCTAGCGCGTGCTCGAAGTGATGCCCAAAGGAGCGATCACGCGCGCCCGTCTCATCGTGGCGTGCCGCCCGCCGCGCCGCCTCCTCACACGCCGCTCGTAGCTCGGGTGCGGTGGCCGCAGCCTCCATCAGGCGCGCGTGAAGCTCGAGCCAGCGCCCGCGTGGTCCGGTGTCAAGGCTTGACGCCGCCGGTGTGGTGAAGGGGAGCGCCAGCTGGCCGGCGCCCCCGGTTCTCACACCTTGCCGTCCCGTGCCAGAGCCAGCAGGTACACGGCCAGATCGCGCGTCTTGGGACCGAAGATCCCGTCCGCATCGAGCTGGAAATAGCGCTGAAAGCGCACCGTCGCGTCGCTCGTCGCAGGCCCGAACGAACCATCCTCGGCCAGCTTGGCGTTGCTGAGAAGGTTCAGCGCCCGCTGCCAGGTGATGACCTCCTGCCCGGAGAAGCCGGCGCGCAACGTGCCAAGGCGGCGCACGGGTTCGAGCAGCTGCGCCGCCACCAGCCGCCGTAGCGCGGCCCAGTCAACGTTGGCCGGTGGTGCGGTGGGAGCGGCGGAGCCCGCGTCGGTCCCCACGTTGAACGCCCCCGCGCGGATGAGCGCCATCAACGGCCCACCCGGACACGACGTCGCGTTGCCCGGCGCCTGCTGGTGCCCGCGGACGTAGCCCACGCCGTAGCGCCGGTTGTGCTCGGCAATGACTTGCCGCACCGCCTCGACCTGCGCCGGCGAGGGCTCCTGCCCGTCGCCGATGACGACGTAGACCGCGTGCGAGCTGCTGTTGAAGCCGTTGGTGTGCGCGCCCGCGACGCCCCAGCCGCGCCCCTCCCAGATGCGTCCCACGCGGTCGACGAAGAACGAGTACCCGATGTCCGCCCACCCGCGCTGCGGACCCATGTGGAAGCTCTGCACGCCACGGAGGAATGAGCGCACGGCGTCCCAGTCGCCGGCGTACACCGCCGCCGAAACAGCCGGCCCGTTGTAGTGGATGTGCACGCCCTGGCTGTGGCCCATGCGCTTGACGGCGTGCGGAGCGCGGGCGCCCCACTCGGAGCGGGAATGCATGTTCATGAAACCTCCGGACGCTGGCCCGTCAGGCGGACAAGCAGCTGGCTTAGGACCTCGATCTGCGCGCGCAGGCGCTCGACCTCGCCGGTGGCGACGGTGAGCTCGTGGCTCAGGCGCTGGATCTGTGCGGACGCCGCATCCCGCTCGCCGCGGAGCTCGTGGACCTCGGCCTCAAGGGCACCCAGGCGCGCAACGACCGCCGCCTCGACGCCCGCGGCGTCAGTGGCCTCCCCGAGCTGGCGGCGGAGCTTCTGTGTGTAGACGCCAAGCACGCTCGCCCCAGCGGTAGCGAGCGCAATCAGGGCGGCAGTCAGTGCGGGGTCCACGGCTCCCACCGTTGGCGCCCCTCAAGAGGCCATCAAGGAAGGCGGCGGTATAGATCGGAGAGCTGGTCCCACACGTCCGGGTTGTGCCGGCCCCTGGGCGCCTGCGGCGTGTCCTCAGGACCCAGCACCTCGAGCTCGAGGTCGTCCTCGACGATGCCGCCCGGCGCTCCCGCGGTAACGGTGCGGTTGATGATGCGCGCCTCGATGCGCACGACCCCGCGGCGCGTCTCCACCTCGACGCTGATGAGATCCCCGGCGACGTAGTCGTACCACCGCCGACCGACCGGTGTACGAGCGTCGGTGAGCGCCGTCAGGCGGATGACGCGGCCCGCAAGGGAGCGCGCGGCCACAAGCTCCTCCGCCAGGTCCTCCGCGACGCCCGCGTCCGTCACGGCGCGCGCCGTCCGCTGCCCGCTCACGCGCCCGTAGCGCGCAAGCGTCGTCGAGTCGGCTTGGGCCGCGCCGGTGACCGCGTCGCCGACGACGCGGGCGACGGTCGTAATGGTCTCCCACTCGTCCACGATGGTGAGCCGCTGCGCCTGCCCGGTGGTGATCAGGCAGCCGGCGCGGCGGTCGGTGCCGACCCACGTGTCCGCCAGGAACTCGCGGTCCGGGGTGATGCGGTACTCCGCGCCGTCGAGGCCGCGCCGGAGCTCCTCGAGCGCAGCGGACACGGTGGTCCCCACCTCGAACTCAATGCTGGGGATAGTCACGCCGGTGTTCGTCACGCCCGCGGTGTCGATGTCCAGCGCGCCGTAGGGCAGCGCTTGGGTCGCGTCCACCAGGTCGGCCATGATCTCTGTCTGCTCGTCAGCGGTGAAGGTCACGGTCGTCTCCACCGCGCGCCGCTCGAGGTAGCTGAGAAGGCCGCGGCACGAGAGGCGCCAGGACAGACCGTCCATCTCCTCCTCGTAGCTCACCAGCGGCCCGGCGAACGCCAGAACCTCGTTGGCGTAGACGTGGAGCTCGCACGTCCCGGGCGCGACGAGCTCATCTACGGCCTCGCCCTGGGCCTCGGCGCGCGCGATGAGCTGCGCCACCGGGACGCGGACCTCGGCGCTGCCCGGGCCGGTCACCGCTTCGGTGATGCGCACGGCGGTGGGGGACAGCGGCCCGAGGCTGGCGAGGGTGACCGACCCCGCCGAGCGCGTCACGCGCATCAGCTCGACGGCCACGCCCTCATCACTCACCCAGCCGGTCACCTCGGCCCACGCGCCCGCCGTCGTGCCGCTCTTGGCGCGGAGGTAGAAGCGGTAGGGGCCGGACGTCCCGGGGTCCGGCGTGTACCGCACCTCACAGGCGCCGTCGGCGAGGCCCTGATCGACTGTGGCCGTGCCCGCGGCGAGCGCGGCGGAGGTCTCGCTCCACGACCCGGACGGCGCTGCGGTGACCTCGAAGGTCAGCTCCTCGTTGTCGACGTCCGTTGCGGTGAAGCGCTGGACGGACACGCCGCCGGGCGCAACCGTTGGCATCCGCGTCGGCGTCGGGCGAGACGGCGCGTCGTCGACCGGCGTCACGGTGCCACCGACAAGGGTGGCGGGGGAGTAGACGGTCCCGCCGCCGTGGTCCTTCTTGACGCGCAGGTAGAAGGAGTAGGACCCGTACCAGTTGCCGTCGGGGGTGGTAGTGATGCCCACGACGAGGTCGTCCCGACCGCCCGGGTCCTCCTCGGATGCGTCCACCTGCACCAGGACGGTGCCAGTGTCCACGCCCTCCTCGTCCCAGGTCGTGCCGTCCACGCTCACCTGCCACGTGTAGGTAGAGCCGGGGTCGGTCAGGAAGTCGGGATCGGTCGTGGTGAAGGTCTCGCTGGCGAAGCTGTCTTCGGCAATGGTGGGCATGGTCGCCGGGGACGGCGCCGTCGGGATGTCCACGACGGCCTCGACTGTCATGGGGAGCCACGCCCACTCGCCCAGACCGGAGTTCTCGGCGACGCGCACACTTACACCCGTGGACCCGTGCCAGTTAGCCGCCGCCTCGTAGCGCAGAGTCGCGGACGTCGTCCCCTGACCGGCGTGAACCGTCACGGTGCCGGCCACCGTCACGCCGTCGCCCTGGTCGTACACCGTGACCATCCCGGAGCTGTCCGGCGTGTACGGCGCTTCGTCCACGGGCGATAGGCGCCAGGTCCAGGCGTCCTCGGTATCGGGGTCCTCGACGCTCACCTCGGCGTCCGCCGTGCCGTCCTCGAGGATCGTGGCGGGAAACGCACCCTCGACGGGTCCCGGCTGGTCGGCCTCTCCGATCCAGTCGGTGGTGATGTCCACCGTATTTGAGTACAGGGTCCTGGAAGCGGTGGTAGCAACGGCCCGCGCGCTGAACAGGACCTCGCCGTCGAAGTCGGGATCGGGGGTGAGGTCCACGGACACGCCGCCCACCCCGTCGTTCGTCACCGTGAGCGTGCCACCCGCGGCGGCGACGGTGCCCGAGGTGCGCCACGCCTGCGTTGTGCTGTCGTAGATGGCGATGGTGAGCGAGGTGAACGGTTCGGGGTGACTGGCGTAGCCCGCGTTGGGATCGGTAGTGGACAGTGTCGCGGTGAGTGTTCCGCCCTCGGCGACCGTCGCGGGCCAGGTGCCGACGGGATCCGTCGGCGGGACGGCCACGAGCGGATCAGGTGGGACGCCTGCCCCGCCGCTTGACGTGTTCCAGTTGCCGTCTGTGTCAAGGCTTGCCACCATCCACCGGTCGTCGGTGCTGCCGGGCGCCACCGTGTCCCCGGGCGGGTCGAAGGTGACGGCGGTAGTGCTGCCAGATGCCCGCACGATGGCCCACCCGCCACCGACCGCCGCGTAGTCCTCGCCCCACTGGGCGCCAATAGCAACCGGGCGCTCTGCAGTACTTGTGCCGAGCCTTGCCGCAACAGCGACAGGCAAGATGCCGGACCCGTCGAACCGCAGGACAACGGCGTCCTCACCACCTTGATGGGTGAAGCCCAGTGCCGTCGCGTCGGCCGATGTGCTGACAGGCGCGGACCAGTGACCGACCGACCCGGCAACAAACGCGGGCGGTAGTGAGTAGGCAGTCAGGCCCGTGACGCCGAGTGCGCTCGTTGCGAGCACGGCGTCACCGCTGGCGCTTGTGGAGATCCACACCAGCTCGGTGCCGGACGCAAGCGTGCCGGTGACCGTCGTTCCCGCCCATGCCCTAGCTGTCCCGGTCACACTCAACGTCGCGAGCCAGTACAGCGCCCCATCGATCCAGAATGGCGCCTGCACGTCCAGGCTCGAACCGACTTCAAACTTGGTGTTGTAGGCGGTGCCGGTCATGTTGAACAGGCGGCGGGTGTTGCTGCCCTTGCTCGATGTGTGAAGGACCGTCGATCCGCTGGCGTTCCACCACACCAAATCGTCTGATCCACTCGATGCGGAGTTGCCACGTAGCCACCAGCTGTCGCCACCCGCGTTGTTCTGAATGATCGTTGGCGAGTTCCACGTAGCGCCCAGGCGCGTAGCCCAGAAGCCCTGCCAGGTTCCGGCGCTGTTGATCCTGTGGGCTACGGAAACCGCGATGCCAGGCATCCCGGCGAGTGATGGTGCCATTGCGCCCGCTACACCGATGCGCTGGGCATCGCGCCGGCAATTGGCAAAGATGAAATCACCAGCTGCGGTGATCCTGATCTCTCCACCACCACCAAGGCGGCCAGCCACTCCCCACTCTGGCACCAAGTCGGCATCGAGAGCCCAGAGGACGCCAGACGATGTCGCAGTGTGGGAGCCAATGGTCACCTCGCTCGCGCCGCCGTGCTTGCGGTAGTACCAGGTGGCGGTCCCACTGATTGCTGCACCGAGGCCGAACCGGTCGCCCTCAGGCGCGGTGACCAGCTGAACAGACAACGGGTCGACCTGCCCGGCGCTTGCCCTGAGTGCGACAGCCTCCTGCGCCACGCCGGCACCCGAGTAGCGCACGACGATGACGAACGGCTGTGCTGAGGCGCTCCGGCTGCCCAGAGCGAATGTCACCCCGTTCCCAAAATCAAGATCTCCACTGGAGCTGACGCTGCCGCGGTAGGAGTAGGCCACGAGGAAGCCGGTACCATCTCCGGCGCCGGTCACTGAGCCCGGCTGCAAGATATCGCCGTGCGGCAGGAGCCCCGCCAAGCCCACGATTGCGCCCTGGGCCTCGAAAACCATCACGGCCAGCTCGACCGTTGCGCCAGGGCCGTCCCCGTTGATGCCGCGCACAAGGTAGGCCTGGTCACCCGGTGTCGTGGGACCGGTGATGGTGATGTCCGCGCGGTTCTCATGTTCCGCGTTGAGCGCAATCTGGATTGTCCCACCGGTCACGGCCAGCGTCTGCGGCGCGTCGGCAGTGTCAAACCAGGTCGTGCCCCCGTCGAGCGAGTACTCGGCGCCGGTCAGCGCACGGTCGAAGTAGACGATGGCCGCCGCCGTGCCCGCCATTGGCACGGACACAAACGCGTTGGTCAGTGGGGTGGGTGCCGCCATCAGAGGACCCACCCGGCGCGCCAGCTCACCCACACCGCCGAAGGCTCATCCCCGACGTACTCGTAGCTGACCAGGTTGGCGCCGGGCCGGAGCCCCCAGAACCGCGACGCCGCGACCTTCTTGTTCATCCGCGGTGCGCCGTCCTCGGTGATGCTCTCGTACCCGGGTGTCATTACGACTTCGAGCGTCTCACCGGGGACGAGCGCCAGACCGGCGAGCTCGATGTTCCGGCCCGTCGTGACGTTGGTGACGGTGACGCCGGTAGTGGTGCCCGAGAGCGGTCCCGACACGGTGACGACCGGGTAGGCGGTGACGTTCCCGCCGACCGCCGCCGTCGCCGGCGTCGGGTCCGGTCCAGCGGCCACCTGGTCATCCTCGGACTCGTACGCAGCCGCGTCCGGGGCAAGGAGGGTCACGGCGAAGTCGGCGGCGTTGGCGGCAAGATTGCTCCACCGCACCGGCTCAGCGTCCGCGTGCGCGTCCCACACGAGCTCTCCGAGGCTCGGGTGATCGACGGTTACCGTGATCGGGTCCGCGCCGTGGTCGTTCACGGCGGCGACGAGCGCGGCCCGCAGCGTCCAGAACTCGGCCTCGTCGCGCCCGACGAGTGTGCCGCGTAGCGTCAGGGTTGCGGCGCCCCACCGCCCGGGCCCGACGGCTTCGCCGCGGGTGAATGGCAGCACCTCGCGCGCCAGCGCCCGCCGGGGCTCCGCCGAGAAGCCGGTGAGGAGGTAGCCGTAGGACCCCCACGACGAGCGCGTGAGGGTCCGGGCCACCGTGACGGGATCGAGGGTCCCGTCCGGCGGCGTCAGCGTGACGGAGGCGACGGGCAGCACCTCCGCGACCGTTGGCGCCCTGGCTCAGATGGCGGCGACGGCGGTGCGCGTGACGCGGGCCTGTTGGCCGCGGCTCATGGCATCGAGCTCGGCGGCGAGCACGCGGACGTCCATCCCCGCCGGCGGGTACACGTTGATGGTGGTCGCGTAGGTGTCGCCGACCGGCGCGCCGACGTGGTTCAGCGCGTCCCGCAGGCCCATTTTGTGAGTCGGCAGGACAAGCTCTCCGCCAGCCACCGCGGCCAGCGAGTGGCGGCCGCGGGGTCCGGGGTGAAGGCCGCCGTCCTCGTACCGTCCGGTGATGCGGCCCGCGATGTTGTCCGAAATGCGGTGCGAGGAGCCCCACAGCTTGGGGAGGTTGTTGAGCGCCGTCCCGATGCCCCAGCCTGCGAGGAGCGAGCCCGCGGCCACTGCACCTGTGGTACCCGCGCCCGCGGCAAGTGGTGAGGCACGCAAGATGCCACCCATCCGTCCCGCGCCAGCGGCGCCGCCAGCTGCGCCACCTGCGCCCGCCACCGTCTGCGCGGCGGCGAACCCGCGCAGCGCCGCGGTCCCGCGCGTCAACATCGCAATCAGCCGGGACACGGCGCCGGTCATCGTGGCGACGGGGCCACCGAACAAGGCCATCGCCATAACGGCGCTCTGCACGCCGGAGGGCATGGCGGTGAACATCTCGAGAGCCTTAGCCAGAACCGTTGCCAGCTTCTCGATTGCGGGGATGAGCCGGTCGAACACGCCCTGCTGCTGGAGCTTGGTGATGAGCTCGGCGAACTTCGGCGCCAGCTCGCCCACCACTGGAAGGAGCTGCGTACCAAGGGTGAGCATCAGGTCCTGCCACTTCTGACGCGCGTCCTCGAGCTTGTTCGCCGTGCTGTCGGAGGTGCGCTCCACGTCGCCGGCGGCGGCGGCTGTCTGCTCGTAGAACAGGGCAAGTGTGGCCTGAATGCGCTGCTGGTCAGTGAGTTCCGTCGAGTTCTTGGCGTTGATGCCGTACAGCTCGTTGGCCTTTTGCACCACGCGCTCGACGCTCATCGCCACGCCCGGGAACGCCGTCTCGAGGCTATCGAACTCGCCGCGCATCGCCGCCGAGACAGCCAGCATCTTGTCCTGCACGTTGCCGCCGTAGAACGACCGCGAGTCGGCGATCCGCTCCATCAGCTTGGTGAGCTGCGCCGGCCCCTCCTCGCCGAGCTTGGTCAAGTAGCCGCTGAACCCCTGACTCATCTCCGCGACGGTCGTCTGTGAGAGGTTGAGCGCATCGGCGTTCGCCTTGGCCCAGGCGTCGATAGCGCCCTTCCCCCGCGCGCCCCACAGCACCTCGTTTGCCGCCTGGGCGTCCTCGTAGGCGATGGCCGCCTCCGCCGCGGCCTTGCCCATCATCGCCATTGGCAGTGTCATGCCGACGGTGGCGACGGCACCAGCCGTCATCATCCGGTTACCGATGTTCGTCAGCTTGGCGCTGGCACGCTGGGCGCCCGATCCCACCTCGCGCTCAATGTGGTCACCGGCCTTTCTGGCCCCCTTGCGCGCACCCTCCTCGACGCCGCGGCCCACCTCTTGCCCGGCCTTCTTGCCCGCCTCCTTGCCGGCGCCGTCCATCTCGCGCTCGACGGCATCCGCCGCGCGCTTGGCGCCGCGCTTGCTCTCGCGAACCAGTCCCTCCACATCCGGACGGAGCTCAACGACGGCCTCCAACATGCTCATTGTGACGTCACCCGCAGGGTTGTGAAATGGGACAGGTCAGCCGCGTCGCCATCGACCGTTGGCGCACGGCGGGCCGCCGCGGCCTGCTCGCTCGTCACCTCGGCGCGGAGCCGGGACCCGTCGCTGAGGCCGACGAGGAGCGCGGCCAGGTACGCGGGTGTCAAGGCTTGACCGTCGCTGAGCTCCGCGGGGCCGATGCCGTACTCGCGCCGCAGGTCGGCCAGCGTGAGCGGCAGGTGGGCCGCCGCCTCCCTCAGGACGCCGATGGTGCGGACGGCTCGCCGGGCCCGAAAGGGGCGGCATCCGCCTCCGCGCCGTACAGGCGGTCCAGGCCGAGGACGCCGACGAGCCACTCGAGGTAGTTCAGGAAGTCGGCGGCGTCGACCGTCGGGTCCGACGCGACGGGCATCACGAGACCCGGGGCGAACAACTCCACCAGGTCCACGAACCCCAGCAGGCCGCGCTCCGCGGCTGCGGCGGCCATCTCGCCGGTGACCTCCCCGGC